AGCCACTCAAGGCTTCTTCAGGGCTATCGTACTGTGTCCCAACACCGAAGTCTAACTCAGGAATACCTTGGTATGTGTTTAAGTTTAAAGAGGGTGCTGTTCCTGCTCGTATAGCATCTACTTCTCTTCTTTCAGCCATAGTCATATCTGAATAAAACTTAGCTTCTCTAGGAACAGTGGTAGGGAAAGGATCTGCATTTAAAGAAACAACTTCTTCAACAGGCTGACGAGCATTTGCCTTAGCAGCTACTGCCGCATTGACGCGATTGTTTGTACTATACGCTCCAGCGCCCATTGCTACTTCCTCATGTTCATTAGTTTGTCTACGCCTTTAATACCAAAGCTGGCACTGATGGCTATAAACAACAGGTATTGATACCACTCTGGGAGACTACCTAACGCTACGAATGCTTCTTGAACTCTATCAACTACTGTCATATCACCAACAACAATAGCGTAGCCAACCATGAAGATAGGCACTGACAACACTAAAGTCCAGAACTCATCTTTCCAGCTTGACGCAGAAGCCTCAGCCATCTTAGCTTCCCAGTCAGCATCATTTTGAATAACATTCATCTTAGCTTCATGCTTTGCTTTAGCTTGTTCAGCTTTGTTAGATAAATAATTCTTTGCTAAACCAGCTAGAGGAGATATTAAAGTAGTTAAAATACTCATATATTATACACTATTTAGTCTTGTTTGTCAAGCTGTTTCTTACCATGCACTATTCTCTGCACAGTATCTGATTCATATATTCTAATACCTAGCCACACAATAGTCAGCAAAGATGCTGCTGGTGGCAACCAGGCCGCCATAGTTAATACTGCTGTAGAGCCTGCGGCTACGTCTAGTATATCTTTAGTTGGTTCATCCATTTCCCTGTCCTATGATCAAAGAGATTGTAAAGTAAAGACCAGTGGCTAATGCTAAAATGCCTGCGATCTGTATAGTGTTCCAGAATACTGCCTTGCGTCTGCGTTCCTGTGCGTATATAGTCTTCTCTCGTTGTTCCTTAATCTTTCTACGTAAAGCTACTAACTCTGTGTATCCTGACTTACCATAGGTGTACATCAGGAGTTCTCTGAGTTCCTTCTCTTGTTGTTGTACTTTCTTTTGATGAGCATATACCTGCATTGCTTCTTGCTCAACAGACTGTGATGACACAATCTTCTTAAACAATGGTGGGTTCTCTGCTCTACGTTGACATTCATTTAAATCACTTACAGCGCCATACCAACGCCCTATTTGTCCTAGTGTATCCTCTACTTCACGACCAGCCGCTATCATTCGTTTGATTGTACCAAAGGCGTTAGTGGCTATGCTGATGGCCGTGACTGGATCAATCACCCTTCATCTCCTTAATTAAATCGTAGGTGTCTAACGATGTCTGTATAGTGGCCTGTATCTCTTCTTCTGTTTGTCCGGCTACTGTAGGTACTTCAAAGTATGTGCCTTCTCTTGTAAACGTAGCAAAGGTAACATCACCATCTTGTCTTGTCTCATAGTTTATCATGTGAAGACCACCTGTTTAGTTACGCCTGCTGTAGTTCCAAAAGGATTAGTCTGTGGTCTAGGAGCGTCAGCCCATACCCAATTAGTTATACCTGACGGTTGTGAATGAAAAGAAATATCAGCACGATTAAAAGCTACACCGTCAATTGTCATTGTTGTCCATCCAGAGTTAGGATGTGTGCCATTTATGCCTAACTGAACAATCCAGCCTTGTCCGTTTGAAATATCAGCTAGAGTATCTATTTGTACATAAGCCGCACCACTAAACATGTTGCTAGTGCCATCACTAATTGAGCCTCCTGTTGTAAAGCCAAAGCCGTACCCACGGATATTAGAATTAGTCCCAGAAATGTACTCACCTACAGTAACTGTCTGCGTGTCTAAAGACCTATCCCATACTTTATTAGCGCCTACGTACACACTGTTGATAGCAGTGCTACCTATCTGTATGTCAGTTATTTCAGTACCGCCTATAAAGATACTCACGATTAAGTCCTAAAGTAGATAGTGTTCGCGTCTGTTCCTGAAGAAGCTGTAGAGACTGTGTAGCCTCCCCACTTAGCACCTAGTTCAACAATAGCGGCACTAGCGTTCTCTGTGTATAACTTACCGTCAGTTACATTAACAGCTAGTTCACCCTGCACAAGATCACTGGCAGTTGGTACTGCTGAAGCTGTGGAACTATTCTTTGTTACAATTTTTGTAGCCATGTTTATGTCCTAGTAAGGTTTGTCTGCGTCTAGTTCTTGTCTTAAAGCGTCAGGTATAGACCATTCTGTTTCACCTGCTTCCTCTAATTCGTAGTAGCGTTCTCTGAGCATAAGCAAAACGTGACTAATGTAGCCAACATGTTCTCCTAAGAAGGATGCATTAACTTGGCGAATTAAAGGAGCGTATTCTAAAATAGCATTTTCACAATCTGTAGATAAACTCATAAGTTAATAGTCCTTAATGTGTTGCCGCCAGAAGTTTGAGTGACATCTTTAATGTCTATCCAGTTTGTGCCATCGTTTGAGTTTTGAATAGTAAAGGATGAAGCATAATAGTTATTAGTGGTAGAATAGTTTGCCCATTTCATACTCAAGACTTCTTGTGCGCTTCCTAAATCATATCGTACCCAGTGACTAGCAAGAGTATTAGGGTGATTGTGGAGATACCAAGCTATTGTTGAAGTGTTGTACAAGTTTTGTACATTATTTGAGGAATAATTATAACTTGCTGTAATAGCAGATGCTGATCCTCGTATAGTACCTCCCCCATTTAGACTAGGGTATAACTGCCACGCTGAGTATATTGGTGGTTGGCTTGCACCTTGCACTTGATTAGTAAGCCTCCAGTATCTTGCAGTAAGATTCTTCATTACTACGCTAACTGTACCTGCTGATGCATTGTATAGCTTTCCTACATCAAAAGCCTCTACAGACGCAGTTTGCGTACCACTTAAACTAGCGGGTGCATAAAGAGTTAAAGTTCCTGCGTTGTTAGTATGTGGAATTACTGTTGAGCCTATTTTAATAATAAAAGTAGGGTTTACATAGCTACTGTAGTTACCAATAACAATTTCACTAGGAAAAGAACTAGACAACGTAGGCGTAGCAGAAATATATTCATCACCTATACCACCACCAATAGAACCCCACTCTGTCGTGTAGCCTTCAAACTCACCAGTAGTAGAGTTATAACGTAGATCACCAGCTTCACCTGTAGGTCTTTGCCCTGTACCACCCACGGGTAGCTTCATAGCCCCATGAGCAGTCTTCTGTGGGATAGTATCGTCAGTCATCTTTGACGTTATTTTAGTTAAAGCCATTAGTATGTAGTCCTAGTAAGGTTTGTTCGTGTCTATTGCTTCTTGTATGTGGTCTTCAATGTACCACTCAGTAGCACCCTGTTCTTTGAGGACACGATAATTGTCTCTTAAAAACGCAATTACACTTTCAACGTAATCTCTATGTTCTCCATATAGATATGCGTTGTTCTGGCGCTCTTGTGGCGCGTAGCTATATATAGCCGCTTGGCAATCTTCTTTCATGCTCATACATTCACCGTTTGTAGTGTGTCAGCGTAGGCTGGAGAAAAGTTATAAGTGGTCAGGTTTGTCCAAGTGATACTATCGTTAGAGGCTTCTATTTCAGTACTATACAGCCCGTAAGTGTTATTAGCGTTAGTTTGTATCCCAACACTATTAATAGACATAGAAACACCTGTATCTATTTGCAACCATTCGTCAGCTTTAGTTCCACCTCTATTCCACCATCCCTGTGTTGTGGATGTGCTGTTAGCCCTCCAAGGGCCATACACACTGCCATAGTTTACAGAAGCGAAAAATGCTTCATCTGGGAGCGTAAGAGGTGAACTTCCGTTAGCCTGTTTATACAAAATAAAACGCACAATCATTGGATAAGCGCCACCAACCATTCCTGTTAGTCTGTAATACCTATACACAACATTTAGAGTTACATTGACCTCTTCTTTAGCACTACGTAACTTACCATCTTCCTCAGCCTGTACACTTACTGCTGTAGAACCTGTCGTTTCGTAGTTGCCCTCGATAGTAATAGTCCCACCACTTGCAGACGTTACTAACACAGTTTCACCTATTGTTACGATATAGGTAGGTGAAGTATAGGCAGAGTGGTTAGTGACTGTAATTTCGTTATTTGCAGAACTAGACAACGTAGGCGTTGTAGTGATGTAAGCAGTTATGTCACTACCTACCGACCCCCAAGCGTCTGTATAGCCTTCAAACCCACCTGTCGTTGAGTTGTAACGAAGCTGTCCGGCAACACCTGTAGGACGTTGGGCTGTCGTACCTGTAGGCATTTTTACAGCGCCTGTGCCTGTTAGCGTTAAGTCTTGAATCGACAGAGTAGAAGCAAGTTTAGCAGTAGTAACAGCACCGTCTACAATCTTAGCTGTAGACACGGTGTTATCACTTGGAGTACCTATGTTGCTAACAGAGATAGCCGCACTCATAACTTCAATGGCTGTGGTATTAGGAGGCGCAGTA